TACTCTGTAATGGCTTCGGGCCAGCTTCCCGCACCTGTGTGAGCCGTTGTGGCCGTGACCCTGATGGTTGCTAATGCGTCTGCCGCCTTCTCGCCCTCCACCAAATAGATGACGCGCCCCGCTGTCTTCGCCTCCAGAAGCTCGGGCAAGTTGTAGGGAACGATGCGTGCGTCACTGAGTGTCGTGTGCCGCCTGCCATCAGCGTCCACCTTGTACAGGCGGTAGGTCTTGCCAGACTCGCCAATCTTGAACCTGTGCTTGACAAACACTGTTGTCTTGTTCTCGTCCTTGTACTCCCACTCGTGGTCGAACTGCACTTGCGGCAAGGGCTTGATGTTTGCCAGCGGGTCTGGGCGTTCCTCCAGCTCTGGCAGTAGCTGCATGTCCTTGATGGTGTTGAAGACATCCTCTTGTGAGCACCCTCCATGACAATGAAACAAGGGTTTGCCGTCATCGTTGATGCTGATGGACAGGGATGGATTCTTGTCTCCGTTGCCTTTGCCGTGGCCTGCTACTGGGCAACTTGCTACCCACTGGCCGTTGGCTCGTCTCGCGTTGCCGAGCTGCTTGGCTATTTGTTCTGCTTGCATATTTACTCCAGCACCAAAGACATTTGGCGCAATCTCTTTTCTTGCAGGGTTTTGTATTCTTCGTTCAGTTCACAGCCCAAGTACTGGCGGCCTAAGTGCTGCGCCACCTGCGCTGTTGTGCCGCTACCCATGAAAGGGTCGAGCACTACTTGACCAGGCGCAGCACCAGCCATGATGCAGGGTTCGATTAACTCTTGCGGGAATACAGCGAAATGAGCGCCAGCATAGGGCTTGGTGTTGACCGTCCAGACGCTGCGCTTATTTGCCATCTCATAGGATTTTTCTAAGCCGCTGTGCGGTTGCAGGCCAGATCCTTCGTTGTGGTACTTGCCGTCAGACCTATCGCGTGTGCCCCAATCCTGCTTCACAGGATCTTTGATGGATTCATGGTCGTAGTAGTACTTCTGCGACTTACTCATCAAGAAGATGTATTCATGCGCCTTGGTGCATCTGTCTTGCACCGACTCAGGCATGGGGTTTGGCTTGTGCCAGATGATGTCTTGGCGTAGATACCAGCCATCGGCACGAAGTGCAAAGGCCAGCATCCAAGGGATGCCGATCAGGTCTTTTTCTTTGAGGCCTTCCAACTTGTTTCCCCGCCTTGCGCAAACCTGTGGCAGGTCTTGGTCATTGTTTGCAACAGTTTGCTGCACCAATGCCTGACCCTTGCCGGGTCGGTAGTTGTAATAGCTGTCCCCAATGTTCAGCCATAGCGTCCCATCGTCTGCAAGCACATCGCGCACACATCGAAACACCTCGACCATGGCCTTGATGTATTCCTCTGGTGTCTCTTCCAAGCCAATCTGTCCATCGTGACCATAGTCACGCAAACCATAGTAAGGAGGGCTTGTAACGCACGTTTGCGCCTTGATGCCTTCATTTGCCCATCTCCGCATCGTTTTTCGACAGTCGCCAAACTCAATCTTGTTCATATTTTTTCTTTTAAAAATCTATTGGGACAAATTCACGAACATCATCAACGGCAAGCATTGCTTTTCTAACTGCTTGGGGGTCAACTTTGTCTTGAATAATCATGCTTAAGCAGATCGCAAAAAATGTTGCGAGTCTCTCGTTATGGGTTAATTCCCCCCACCAGCTTACACAAGCACCATGACTACATTCATATTTCTCTGTAATGTTGTGCATATCTGGGCACTGAACTACCATGACCTCTGCTGAGTCTGGTGTCCAAACAATCATCATGTCTTTGAGTTTCATAAGGTCAGTTTTTTTAGAGGAAAAAAAAGCCGAGGCTGTGACACCTCGGCACTTGACTCTAGTCAGTTAAAACATCTCATCTTCTTCAATGGCGGCCACAGCAGCCGCCGCTGGCGTTGGCTTTGCCACTGGAGCTGGAGCTGGCGCGGCCTGTGCCACAAACTCGGCATCAGACTGGTCCATTCCTGCTGGCTTGTCAATCCACGACACCAAATTGAAGGCTGGGATGCGGGTTGTGCCCTTGCCAATCTTCTCCAACTTAGAGCCTGTGTATTCCAGAACTGGCATCTTTCCAGAGTTGGCGGCGTGCTGTGCCGCGCAGGCGGTGTAGAGCTGCTCAAGTCCCATGTTGGGACCGACACCATTAGATGACCACTCCACAGTGCCAATGTCTTTGTTGTAGAACTTGACGATGAAGCCGCGCTTGTGCTCTGGCGTTGGCTGTGGACCTTTACGGCCAAGCTGAGCATCGGCTTGCCACTCGCGCACACCGACACCTAAAAGGAGCCAGCCTGTTTGCACTGCGTCAATGTCGAACACCACCTTCTTGAGTTGGATTTCCTCGCCAAGGTTATTGGTCCAAGCATTGGCTTGGGGTGAGAAGCGGATGTAGTTTCCAGAGCCGCCACCAGATGAGAGATTTAGCATTTGCGTTTGCCTTTAAAAGTTACAGGGGTTGCATTATTGACTGAGGCCGCGATCTTTTGCCAGCGTCAAGCCACTCGATACCTTGGCCGTCAATTCGTCCAAGAGTACTCTTTGATCCTTTGGAAGCAGTTTCTCTGCCGCCGCTGGAGTAATTAGGTTTGTTTCAAAAATATCGACATCGGATAAACCCGCAGCAATCAATTCGGCACGCGCAGTGCCCTCGTCAAGCCATTTGCGGGATGCGCGTTTGGGCTGGAGCTGCCAGCCAGGTATCACTGCACTGTGCTTCTCCATCGCGTCCAAGGCGTGTGCGCGCACCGCATCAATGAACTTCTCGACCAATGGTGCGCGGTCCAAGATGTCGCTAATCTGTGCCGGTGTCAGCGCCAGCATGACTTCCTTGACCTCTTCCTTTTTCATGATGGTGAGATCTGGTTGCGCCGCCACCAAGTCAAATGAAGCCTTCTGTGCAGAACAAATAGTCTTTGCTGGACACCATTGGCACGCTGACTCTGATGGGTTGTAGCGCGGTGCATCACTCACTGCATCTTCAATGGCGGGCATCATGATTTGCGTCTCCCACACGCCAAGCTCATCTGATGACATGCGGTGAATGCGTTTGTCGCCATGGTGTGGCTGGATGATCTGGAACTCGACCTCCTTCACCCGCAGGTTATTGGCCTTCATCGCGCCCAAGGCGTAGATCTTCATCTGCTCAGAGTCGGCGTCCACATAACCGCGCCCTGTCTTCAGATCTGCGATGGTGAGTTTGGAGTCAGACCAGCCGACCACATCAGCAGTGCCTTGGAGGCTGAATTTGGGCGTGTCGTAGAGCTTGAATAGCTGCTCCACCTTCACATGCCCCAGCTCGTCCTGCACCGCCCAGATGGCTTGCAGGTGCTCCAGCGCAAACTCGCAGTTTTCTTCAGTCATGGTGATGCCCTCGACCTGCTGGCCGACAAACTTCATGGGGTCGGTGTCAAGCTGGAAGCAGGTTTCTGCCAGCGCGTGGATGGCTGTGCCTATCTTGGCGGCCTCCCCACTCTCTTGGTAGGGTACAAGGGTTGAGAGCCGCGCAGAGGCTGGGCAAGCTATCCAACGCGAGGCTGAAGATGGGCGCAGTTTTAGTTGTTTCATTCTTGTTGTTCATTCGTGTTGTTGTTGATGAGCAAGACATATGCGATTTTTCGCACCTCGTTGCTGGCGGCATAGCCAAGGTCTTCTGGATCGAGGAGGCGCTTTAAGAAGACGATGTGTTGCTGATTGAGCTTGCGTTGTCTCTCCAGCTCTGTGCCAAGCCAGATGATGTGCTCACGCAGGGTTTGGCGTTCTTTTTCATCCATGGTGCTTGCCCCAATATGCGATGAGGCTTGCGTCACTTCTGCCATCATCTTTGACGCGCTTGAAGTCGGCCTGATTCTCTGGAAATAGCTCCATAGCTCTGGCGCGGCTGGCATCCTTGCCTTGGCCTCGGCCAACGGCCTTCACCCAAGTGGCGGGGGAAACGTATGTCACTGGCATTTTGAATGCGGCCAAGATGCCCTCAATCATGCCAAATGATCGCCCAAAGCTGAAGACACTTGTTACGCCCTGACCGGCCATGGCGCTGACCTTTTCAACGTAGACATGACAGTCTTTGCCGGTGTAGACGTAGAGCAGTTCGGCTAACTCGCTGGCGCTGACCTGCCGTTTGGCTTTGCCGTTGCGTTCCACCGTCATGGTGGGCATATCAAATATCTTCAAGCTCTCAGCCGACATGATGGCGATTGCGCCAGAGAGGCCAGGGTCAACGCCAATGCTGTATTTGCTCATTTGACGGCATCTTCCATGGCTTGATTGATGACCTGTAGGCGTGCTGAGATGAGCGCGTCTGCCGCCGCTTTGAGCTTGATGACGGTGCTGTATCGTGGATCTACTTGACCGTTAACCCAGCGCGAAAGCTGTGAATGATCAATCCCTGCGACTCGGCAAAGGTCGGACAGGCGGTAACCGGCTGACTCAATCAAGTACTTGATGTCCTGCATTTCCTGTTGTGCAATTGTTTTCATGTGTAAGATGTTAACCATGTCTTGTGGAAAGTGTCAAGTGTACAGGTAAAAAAGGGGGCTGACTCACGCCAACCCCCGAAGGCAACTGCTGGTGGAGATAACCAGCAGGGACATTGTAAGGGCTGGAATAGTTGACTAAAATGTAGGTGATTTGACAGCAAGCGCAAAGCTGATATGATTTATTTGTCAACACAGGAGATAACCATGCCACTAGACGAAGCCGACCTCGACTACATGAAAGCGGAAGACTTCCACCGCCGCCAGTACCAGTTGAGCCTTGAAAACCACCATGATTGCCGCGATCCAGCTCACCCTGGTTGCGAACTTTGCCAAGAGGAGAATGAAGAATGACCATCAAAGAATTTGCCCAAGCCACCATCGTTGGCGTATTGTTCGCCATGCCCTTCATCGTTGAAATCATCAAGGAGCTTTTGAAATGAGTGACGAACAACAGGCGTTTCCAGACCTATACCGAAATGGCATGACATTGCGCGACTACTTTGCGGCACAGGCTATGCAAGCCCTGATAGGCAGAACGGATTTTGACTTTGACGATGATCCGTGGAAAACCGCTTATCTCATGGCAGACGCAATGCTGAAAGCGAGGGAGGAAGAATGACCGAGCTTCAAGACTTCTGCCAAGAGCCGCGCACGATGGAAGAGCTGATCAATGGCGGCTTTGTGCGCACCAAGATCTACAACGCTGTCCAGCGCAAGGAGTTAATCAACACCAATGCCAAAGATGCATCGGGACGCAAACAGCGCGGCAAAGGCCTGTTTGTGTCTTCTGTGACCCCTATTCCATACAACGCCAGCCTACTGGTGGCTGCTTGGAATAATCAACTGACAACACAAGGAGCAGAGCACCATGTCTGAAACCATGCAAATCGAGATAGACAGAGCCGTAAATAAGTTCACCCCGCCCATGGAAGTGGGTGGCGGCTTCATGTTGCGCGATGAATATGCAAAGCTGGCGCGGATGGCCGTGACCGAGGGCACGCTGATCGGTTGGGTCCACGCTGAAAACACCACCCGCGAACGCCTTGAGCGCAAGATCACAAGCCTTGAGCATGAGGTGAGCATCCTCAGAGAGCGCGTCAAAGAAGTTGAAATTGAACTCTTGGCGGCACAGAGATGAGAGAGTTGAACTGGAACCCACCCGCTGGCACGAAGATCGTATGGCCGACCCTGCACGTCTTTGATGCCGCCTATAAGCCAACCAGAGGCGCTGACGTACAAGCTACATGGCGCAAGTACGGCTGGAAGCCTGTCTTTGGGAACTCGCCCAAGGTCGAGGAACCGCAACACATTTCAAAGGTGCTGAAGCTATGGAAACAGTCTTGAGTGTTGTTTTGCTTGGAGCCGTTGGCATTGCCATCTTGTTTGTGGTGATCTATGCCGCCATAGTTGTGTTGTTAAATTCGTGGGAGATTAAGTGATGCCAAGGCCAAAGTCAGAGATTACAAACAACAGTAAGAATGTTGGCATCAGGCTCACGCCAAGCCAATACGCCAAGTGGAAAGAGATTGGCGGCCCCAAATGGTTGCGCCATCATCTTGCCAAATTGATGCAGGAGGATCAGAAATGAAAGAACACCTTTGCCCTGTTGAAAAAGCATTGATTACATACGATGGCAGTTGTAATTGGTGCGGTCAAAAGGAATGGGTAGGGCTGACGGATGAGCTGATTGAGCAAATGGGTCTTAGCAACTACATAAAAGTTGTGCGTGAAACTGAATCTAAACTCAAGCAGCTCAACACATGACAGACCGCCTTCTTGTCGCCTTGGTGTGTGGCCTGATTGGTTGGAATGGGTTATTCCCTTCTCCGCCTACGCCACAGTCATTGCGCGAGAAGATGATTGAAAGCCAACACGCCAAGGTCTGCGAAAAGAAGAAGCTCAGAGCCAAAATTAAGAAACTATGTAGGGAATGGGGATATGACCGCTAAAACAGCATTCAATTGGAACGATGGCACACCATCCATCTTCAGCAAAGACGATTCACTGCGTAGGCACATCGTTGGCAAGAAGTCAGCCGCCACGCAACAGAAGAATCACGGCATTGGCAAGAAGAAGCCGATCCTGACCTACACACTCGCCAAGGCGGCCAAAAAGTGATTGAGCCAGTTCGCACCATGTACGGCACAACCAGAGGCCTGCACACTGACAGGCAAACTCGCGTCATTGAGCAAACATGGTTTCGCTGCACAAGGTGCGACAAGTACTTCATGCGCCGAGAAGAGGCTGAGAGACACGCTAGACGCGAGCACAGTGACCAGAAATGAAGTCAATACGCCTGCCCCGCATCATTGATTTGCTGACCCTCAATGCCCTCACGGCACATGAGGTGGCCGCCAAGGTGTATTGCACCCAAAGGTCTGCGCAGATCCTGATTTTGAGGCTGCGCAAGTCTGGTCTGGTCTACATTTCAGACTGGCGCAGGATCGGCAACGTCCCTGTGGCCGTCTACAGTTACGGCATCGGCTCTGACGCGACAAGGCCAAAGCCATTGACGGCCAAAGAGAAGCTTGCCAGGTGGAAAGCCAAAGAGTCCCTCGATGACCACGCCTTTCGGATGGCGCGGCAGAGGGCAAAGAAGTGGAAGATTAAACGTGACCCGCTAGTGGCTGCGTTTTATGGGGATGCTACTTGAGCAAACTTTGAAAATTAGGCATCAATTCAAAATTGCCCTGTGGCGTTGGATATGTTTGTTCTCTCACATCAAATACTTCAGAAAAGAATTCTCCCTTGCCTCCACGGCCTTTCCCATAACCCAAGACAGCATCATGCCCAGCATTGCGAACTGCGTTGGCAATGATGTTTTCTTGTATGGCATATCTCAACTGATTTCCTTGTTTGCTGTTGTTTATAATAAATCTAGCCATTGATGGATCACCACCATAATCACTTAACAGTCTTGATATTCTTTCAACATAAAGATCAGGGTCTTGTTTAGACATCCAATTTTTTTCATTGACTGCTGAAAAAATATCAGCATCCATTTTTTTCATTGCATCTTTACCCATTATTTGTGTATATGCAGCTTCAGGAGCTTTACCACCCGTTGCGCCTTTTACAAATAAAGGATTTTTATAAAGTGTTTCACCTTCAATTGGTGAAGAGCCGCCATAAAAAGTGTTTCCTTTGTAATGGGTCAAATTCTTTTTTTGGCCTTCTGGGAGATAAAACACGCCAGTTCTTACAGACTCAGAGCCAGCTTGTTCTGGCTTTTGTCTTCTGGTTAAATTCAACAACAAACCTTCTTCTGTAATTTGCGCAGATGGCTCATTTTTAACTGCCGTCATAAATTCTTGACTTGTCGGCAAATTAACAGGCATATCAATCTGTCTTGCTACGCTTGGAGGAACAATTTGCATTGGCTTTGGCGTAATCTGACCAAGCAATGAACTTGTAGGCTGACCAGTCATTGCGGCATTGATCTCTGATCCAGCCATACGCGCAACGCCTTTCGCAGCCTTGCCCACTGCTGGCGCAAACGGCGCAACAGTCATTAGGGCATCAGCAGTCTCAGGCTTGAGCAATGGCACATTGGCGCGGCCAATGTTGGTCAGTGGCTCGCCATAGGCCAAACGCTCTGTCGTTTTGGGGATGCCAGTTGACTCCAGCAAACCCGCCAAGCCTTGCATCTGCTGCGTCCTTTGCGGGTCGCGCATGTATGCCAAGCCGCCAGTCATATAGTCAGACAACAAGCCCAAAAGCTCATTGCGGGGTGTGGGGCGCATTGTTGCCATGGTGTTATCTCAATCAAGAAGACCTGGGACAAGCTGACCAGCTGTCGTTGATGTACCAGCTGCGCGAACCTGTTGTTGCAATGCGCGTTTGCGCAGCTCATCCATGACTGGCGTTAAACCCGTCAGTAGCTGTTGCTGTTGCGCAAAACTTGGATCAAAAACACTACGGCTTATCAGCTCTGCCACATTCTCATCCATGCCTTGCAATCTGGGAGCCAGCTGGCGCATCATGCTCATGCCACCACCAACAAGATCTCCTCTTGCCATTTGAGTGCCAGCTTCAATTACGTCAGTTGGCGATGGGCCCTGCAATTCTGCAATGTCTTGCTGTATTGGAGCCGTAGGAGACACACCTTCAATGCGTGAACGTGTGACGGCCATCTGGCGCTCACGCTCAAGATTCTTGACGAATGCCTCATATTCGCCAGTTGAATTGAAGATCGTCTTCATGCGGTCCCGCATTTCGCGGTTATTCAAAAACTTGTCGGCAATGTTTGCCGTTTCGCGCATCCCATAAATCTCGTCACGCAAAGACTGGACAGCGCCAAGTCGATACATCTCTCGCTCCGCATCGCCTGGGAACTTCTCAAGCTCTTTGGAAATTGCTGATGGAGTCTTCTTCAAGAAGTTCTTAGAGCCTAACTCCAGCGCATCTTTTAACAATGACTCGTCAGCAAACACTTTGACGGCCTCTTTGTAAACCGGCACGCCTGTGTCTTTGTCTGAGATCGCATTCAATAAAGAAACGCGCAAATTATCAAGATCGTTTGCACGACTTCCTTTGCCTGATTTTCTTGCCTCGTTTGCCATGTCGCCAACGTACTTATAAGCCTTGTCGAGCAAGATCATGTCGTTGTCAGGCAGATCTGCATATTGTGGCAACCTGCGAGCATCATTGATGGCATTCTGAATGTCTTTTGACTTTTTGAGCAAATTGTCAATTGCAAATGAATTGACCTGACCAGCAGACAGCGCCTGCTCATACAGTGGTGCAGCTTGCGCAGCTCTGCGCTGAATAATCTCGTCAGCAACTTCATTGATGTCGCGCTCACCAATTGCCGTAAATTCTGTGATGTCTCTTGTGATTCTGGGGCCAGTAGCTATGGCGCGTTCAGTCAACATCTGACGTGTTTCTGTTTGAGCTGCGTTTGGTATAGCCAAGGCTCCACGGCCCAATCGGCGCATAGACTCGCCAGCGTAGTCTGCCAAGGTTTCATCTCTTGCGCCATATCTAGCAACAACATCAGCTTGGCGTGCTGCCAATTCTTGTGGAGATACACCCTCTTGAGCCAGCTTCTTCGCAATAAGCTGTTGAGCTTTTGTGGTGGCATCAACTGGTTGAGTTAAGCCGGTAAGTTCCCCCAACTTGCGCCCACCAGTTCCAACTGCTGTTGTCACAGCTGGAGCCGCACCGCCCAATACAAGGCCAGCAGTGCCGCCAATAGCGCCGCCCAATACTCTGTTACTCAAGCCGCCTTCAGCGCCGCCAGCGCCAGCAGCCGCACCTGATGCAGCGCCATAACCCATGCCACGCAAGATGTTTGTGCCAAGGCCTGGCAGTGCGGCAGCCGTGCGTGTTGCGCCTGCCACTGCTGTTGGAGCTGTTGCGCCGCCAGTAAAGGGGGCAGCGATCAATGCCGCTGCTGTTGGTACTAGGCCGCCAACAAGCTCGCCTGTAAATGATCTGCCAGGATACTGCTCTTCATATTGCTTGATGCCAGCCCTGACTCTTGCTAATTGATTCTGATACTCAGGACCACTGATTGCGCCAGCCTTGAATGCGGCCTCAATTTCATCAGCGGTGTTGAATGTCAACCCTTGCAGGAATGACCGGCCAAAACCAGCTTCAACAGGAGCACCACCAACTTTCTTGGCGCTTGCAACTGCTGCTTGAAACTTTGTTGGCGTAAAGCCCTCAGACTTTAAGTATCCAATGATGTCAGACTCTGGAGCATTCTGCTCCATCATTTTTCGCACGTTGTCTCCAACGCGATTGACGTTTGATTGTTCTGCCATTACTTGCTCCTTGGAGTCAGGCCGTATTGATTTGTGTATGTGGCGTTACTTTTTGGCTTGCCTTGATTTTTAAGAGCTTCTGCCGTAACTTCAGTTGGTGTCTTGATACGCTTGAATGGATCATAAACAATTTGACTTGGATTCAACTTGTACTCTCTTGCAACGCCTGTGTATCTTTGAATCAAGTCGCCTGCCAGCTCTCTTTGAGATTCAATGATGTTTCTTGCTTGCGCATAGAAATCTTGCCTAATAGTTGGAGCCAATGATTCGCCAGTCAAAGCCTTGTTGTACATGGCTCTTACTGAGTCTGGAATACTGCCAGCATTTTGAGCTGTGGCTTGTTCGCCTTGCATGACGGTTGAACCTGGGTCAAGAATCTTCATGTAGCCATAGACCAATGAAATGTCTCCAGCTGCTGACGGGTTAAGGGCAGCCGCCTCAACTTTTCTAAAGGCCTGCGCCAATTCTGTATATGGCTTTACTTGCGCTGAGAATTCAGATCTCAAGTCCTTTTCATTGGCAAATGCTTTGCCTGTGCCAGGAATGATTGGCTGCGGGCCTGTAGCCGCAGGCGCAGGCGCGACAGGCGCAACCGCACCTGGCATTGGTGGGCCACGGCGTGATGGAGCTGCCGTAGGCGCTGGAGCTGGAGCTGGCGCAGTTGGCATTCCTCCTCGGCCACCACCACCGCCAATAGCAAAGTACCCACCTTCAGCACTGCCAACAACTTGAGGAGGAAGTGTTTTAGGGAACACTGTGCCAGACGGGATCTCATAAGGATTAACAAATCTGATACCTCCACCAGTATCAACCTTCTCTGGCGGTATTAATGGCGTAAAGCCAGATACAACCTTACTTGTGCCATCGTCATACATCTGCACAAGTGCTGGCTTTCCATTTGGACCCATCATTTGCTGTGGCTGTCCGACTGGCTTGGCAGCCAACGCTTGTTCAACTGGAACAAAACCGCCAGTCTTTGTGCGCAAATAGAAATTGCCATCAGCAGCCTTGAATGGCTCGCCAACTGTTTCCTGTGCAAACTCCATCCCTGTTGGGATAGGTAAAAGTTGACCTGTCTTTGTGCGCTGATATTGTGTGCCATCTTTGGCGGTTAATATGTCGCCAGTAATTTCTGCTGGCTGCATAAACTTCAACGCCTCTGGAATACCCTTCTCTGGAGGCAAGGCCGCCAACAGTTGGCGCATTTGCGGGCTCAAGTTGGCCGCGCCAGTAGGGGAGACTCTTGGCGCTGGTTGGCCGATCATCTCTGCACGTTGAGCTGTTGGACCAACAGGCATACCTGGCGCTGAAATAGCTTGCTGTGGCGTGATCTCCATGCCTTCGGTAGGCTGGCCCATAATGAAACGCTGATAAGCCTCTTGTTGCGTCAATTGGCGCTTGTACTCATCCATCTTTTGCTTAGTCAGCAGCTGATTGATGGCATTCTTCTGCGCCTCGGCATAGCCTTGCTGACCAGCAGAAACGCCAGAGCCAAGAATCTGCATCAAGGATCGCGGCGTAGTGCTTGGACCGCTGGCCTGACCAATAGCCATGGCAGCTTGCAACAAAGCCTGACGGCTCATTGCAGACTGCTGTGCCGGTGTCAAGTAGCCCTCAAGACCAGTCTCACCGCCACCGCCAAAGATGTCGCCCAAAAGTCCCATATCAAATGATGTTGCCATGTTATTTTCCTAACAATGAACCAATATACGCGCCAGTTAGGCCTCCAGACAATGCACTGCCAACGCCACTGGTGTACAAAGGCTGGCTTGATGTCTGACCCACATTCGCTGGCTGCAATCCCAACGCGCCGCCAGTGATTGCCAAACGCTCCAATTCAATATTGCGTGCGGCATCAAGTTCAGCTTGTCTCAACGCATCGCGCTGAGATCCAAGGCCCATTGATGTTTGCAGGCCTCCAATATTCAAAGGTCGTGCAGCCAGTCCAAGATTGGCGGCCTGAGTGTAGCCAGCCGAACGCAATCCAGCCGATGTTGATGCGGCCTGACGCAATGCGGCTTCATTTGTCAGCGCGGCCTGAACAGCTTGTCGTGAACCGCCAAAAGCGCCAGCCCGAGCCGCTCTTTCTCTGTCGGCAATGTCTTGCATCCGGCGTGAACGCTCAATATCTCCCAAAGCGCCTTGGACTACTTGCTCCTCGTATGGGTTAAAGAACTGCTGAATATCAGCGGCCCCAAATGGAGTCATGCCAAGGTCATAGAGCTTTCTTTCGGCATCGGTATACATCTGGCCAGGCTGTGCAAACTGACGCACACCCAAGTTGGTGGCGGCAGACTTTGCCCGCTCAAGGTTTGCCAAGTACTCGGCCTTGATTTGAGGGTCAATTGACGTGGTGGAAGTCTGCTCTTTAGGCGCGTTGGAGGCATCTATTGCACCACCCAAAGCGCCAAGCAATGAACCCGCAAGCGATGGATTTGCTTTAGCAAAGTCAACAACACCAGAGCCATACTTTGCCAATGAATCAAAGATGCCAGTTCCAGACGCTGCGGTAGTGCCACCTGTTAACCCATAATTAACTGAAGGCATTGATCCAACAGCACCTCCTGCGCCAGACAATGCATTGGCAACATTGGCGGCTCCAATGCCTGTATTGATGCCAGCCAGCGTTGAGCCAATACCGCCGCCAATGGATGCCGCACCAGGCGAAGCGGCAGTCATACCCAAGCCAGAGCCTCCAGTAGTCAGTCCAAGGCCAGAGCCGCCAGCTGTCAATCCTGTACCTGTGCTTCCAGTCGCCAATCCTGTACCTGCGCCTGTGCCTCCAAGCAAGCCACTAGCTCCAGCAGCGCCAATGCCTGTGCTAATTCCAGCTAATGTTGAACCCAGAGAGCCGCCAATGGCTGCCGCGCCTGGCGAGGCCGCAGTCAGCCCAAGACCTGCACCGCCAGCACTCAATCCAAGGCCAGAACCGCCAAGGCTCAATCCTGTGCCTGAACTAGCAGCACCTGCGCCAGCAGCGCCAGCTCCTGCGCCACCAAGTAAACTTGCGCCGCCGACAGCCGCCAACCAAAGCGGCGCAACCTCTAAAGCCAGATTACCAAGAGTCTTGAAAATGCTTTGGTTTTGCACCTCTGGCGTGGATTGATATTGCTCAATCAGCTTGCCATTCAAGTCAATTTGAGGGACAACAAAAGTGTCCTTGTCGCCTTGACCTGACGTAACAAAAACTCTGCCAGCAGTTGTGATTTCTTGGAAATTTCCTTGCGCGTCATATTTCGCAACATACTGTGGAAATGGATTTCCTCGGGCATCTGTTGGCGCAGCACCTGGGATGTCTAGCGGAACTTCCCATCCATCAATCCCTGGTGGTCTAAAAGCCTGCCTACCCGTACCGGTCGATCCAGATGGTACATCAGGCACAATTGCACGAATTCTTGGATCTAAAGAAGGATCAACCTCTGTAGTACCAAACCTTGCATTGGTAACAACTGTAGGAAGCGACTTTGGAACAGATGCCAAAAGTTCCGGAGGAATAATTTGTGGTGCGCCTACTGGCGCTACTGTTGGTGGGGCGAAATATGCCATGTTTGTTTCCTTTGCAGTATTCTATTTTCTAGAGTTAATCAACGCTTACCCATTGCGACAATATCTAACCGCATGACACCAATGCGCCAATCTGCCAGCACATCACCAGTCACCACCATATTGACTTGCCGACCCGAAAACCTCACGCTGGTGGGGTTGGCTGCCGAATACGGTCCAAAGGTGGATTGCGTACCTGTTGGATAGAGTCTAGTCTTAAACGACACTTGTGCCTCACCCAAGGTCTGCTCATCTGGTATGACCTGACGAACACTCATCACGTTGTCACCGTTGCCAATTTCGATGGGTCCAGACTCGGCAAACAGTGTTGCGCCATCGTAGTCAAACCCAACTTCATGCTCGTTGACTTCGCCAGACTCATCAACCATCAGGGGTAGCGTAAAAACGCCAGCGTCAGTGCCTGCCAACCGAGCCAATGATCCCAGATTCCAATGGTTTTCGCGGTAGTTGTACGTCACATATGAATCATTCTCAAGTCCTGCATTGCTGGGGTAAAACCACCAGATCTCGCCAAACTTGCTGTTGTGAACCGCAACAACCTTTGATCGCTGGTCTAAGTTGATGTTGCTAAACACAAAATCAGACACATCGCAAGCCAGTGGCTTGACATATCCGTCATATACAAAGAAGCCTGACTTGCTCATCCAGATCGCCGCAGTATCAATGGCGGCAACCGATTGGGGTGAAATCAAGCCGCATCCAGAGCCAGCCTTTTCGAACCCATAGACAAATGGCGCACCAACGTATTGAGCCGTATGCACATCTACATCGGTAAAGAGCAAGTTGATGCCCTTAACCTTCTTGCCAGCCATCAAGCTACCGGAAGTGGTCAGCTCAAAGTCACCGGCTAAATTGTCAGTGGCAGGAGTCCAAAGCGTGTTGTTTTCTTGATCGCACCACTGCACCTTTCGAGGGTTGCCACCAGCGCCAAGGGCAAACAAAATTCTATCGGCAGTCACCAAAATGGCCTTGTTGTTGACTGGCGCATTGGTAATAGCCGCCGCCAGCGTTGGCGTTGTAAAGCCCAGCTGCCACTCATAAATCTTGCCATCGTAGTCTGAGCATCCCACTAGGTACTCGCCCCAAGTGTCTAGGCTCCAAGTTGTAGCTACGTTTGCGAGTCCAAGGTCTGGCCGTGGTACGCCATAAGCAAAACTTCCATAAAGGTTTTGGCCGTAGCCGGTGGTGCTTGTTGCGTCAGCAAAGCCAGGCGTGAATCCAGTTGGCGTAATGTCCTTTAAAACGCCAACATTGTCCATCACAAAGAGCTTGGAGTGAGTGCCAAGGCCGATGTAAGAGTTGGCAGAGTTGTCCCGCCAAGTGATGATTGCTCGGCAAGCTCCAGTGACAGTTGATGCCGACCTTGGCCGCCAGCCGTTGACAGGACGCAGTGTGTTTTCGTACCAGCGCACCAGATTGGCATCATGCCATCTGCCTGTGGATTGGTATTCTGTGCCGTTTCGGTAAACGCCTGGCGGTAGTTTGATCGGTATGTACATGGCTATATTGTCGGTAAGTTTGAGACAAAAGATACAGTGGCAATGACTGATGGCACTGCTGGCCTTGTTGGTGACGTGCCTGCCGCATAGTGCTCAATCGAAACACCAACATCTGATGGCCGCCACATGATTTGCACATAGTCGGCGTTTTCCAAGCTGACAAAGAAATTAAGGGCAGCAATCACATGTGATGGGTCGCCTGATGACTTCCTTGGCGGCATACCAAACTTAGAGTTTGAATTGGCAATGTCAGTGCCGTTCTTTCTGAACCAGACATCAACGTCTTGCGTGTCATTGGTGGTGTTTTTGAACTGGACGCTGAACTGCACGTTATGGATGCCAGACTGCTCCACATTCAGTCTTGACGAATTCGACAAGGTCACGCCATTGCTGAAGTCGGTGGTGTCAAACGTGATGGCATAGGCCGTGGTCGTGTTGGCCGCAACTTGGTCTGTCGAATCCTGAAAAGCACCGTGGGGATTGTTCAAAAACTTCCCACCCCGAAATCCAAACAGCGCACTCAGCGTGCTAATCAGGTTTCTGAAATAGCCGTTCAATGCGCCATGAATTTCACCAAAATAGCGTCGCTCATAAGTATCCGGCGCAAACCCCAAGCTGGGGATCGCCGGTACTTCTAGCTGTTGCTTCTTGTTTGCCATAGCATATTATTTCACTTATGCCATGTCTGCGCCTACTAAGCCTGCAAACCTTGCAAGTACTGAGTCTTACCCGCCACCTTGACGGCTGTCAGTGATTGACATTTGAGACTCTCTGGATTAAACGAGGCATGTACCCAGCCCGAATTTGGCTGGCCTTGGGTATAGAACTCAAGAATCAATTGAGTGTACTTAAGATTACTTTCAATCCACTCTGCCAGCTCAGGGTTTGGGACACCATCAATTTCAAAGTCAACTGCTTGACCCTTGCAATGGTCACTGGTCTTTGAGCCTCCTACTGCGGGGCTTGAATTTAACTCTGCACAGCGAAAGCCTGATGAAATTCTTACGGGCTTACCAAAGTGATCTCGCACTGGTTGCAAGATGTTTTCGCAAAGCAAACGCAATGATTCAATCTGCTCATCATTTGGTGTGTTGTCAATGTCTAGGCGTGTTGCAGTTTCTGACTTTGTAAGTTCAGAAAGGGTAAAGTTTTTTGACAGATTCATTTGATTTCCTTTTGTGATTCAAGGGCTTGGTTGTACAAATCGATACAGGCATTCAGTTTGGTGATGGCTCGATCACCCTCTTCGGCTATTGCGAAAAGATCTTTTCCAACTTCTGGACTAAGTTCGGCTGATGTTTCTCCTCCACTATCTCCGCTGGGAGTGGCGGGATCTGTGGCGGCTGGTACGGCACAGGTCGCTTTGAGGCGCAGCTTATAAGTGCCAGAGTCAATATCAGCATTGCGCTTCTTAGCGGCAAGTTTGGCTTGTTCATTCGTCTTCCTTAGTGCATCAGCAGTTGTAGTTACAGCAGCGGCAAGCGCCACCTCCTTGGCTCTGGCTTCGGTGTTGAGCTTGTCCACCTCAACTTGCTGTGCCTCCTGCTCATAGTGCTTGCCGGTGCAGTAGCCACCGCCAAACACAAGAACCAGCACCAGCAGCCCGCCAAGTAGATCCTTCATGGCTTTGGCGGCTCATCGCTGTCATTGTCAATGCTCTCTGCCTTGGCGGTAGCCGTGGCAACAGCAGCAGACACAGCCTTGCGGCCAGCTACACCGCCAAGCACGCCAGTGCAAAGCAACATGATGTCGTTGATCATCTTCGTGTAGACCTTGTCGATTGGAGCCATAGAAGACATGGGTTGTGTGACGAATGTCACAGAATAGATGAAGCTAAAGCATGAGCCAAGCAAGATGATAGAGATCACAAAGATGACCCAAGCCCAGACGCGAGCCTCGATCTCCTCTGGAGACAATCGGTTATTTGGTTTGTATCCAACTGTAGCCATCATTTCTTCTCCTGTTCTGGCTTGATTAACTGGTCAGGGCATGTGGCTGTCGCTGTGCAAATGGGAGGTTTGCACTCGGCAAGTTCCCAATTCTTTGGATCTTGGCAAGCATATCTAAAACGGTCTTCGCACCCTGTCAGACACAGCGCCATCAGAAATATTATCGCTAGGCTTCTTTTCACGTCTTTCCCTTTCGATTTCACGTCTTAACTTCTCAACCTTTTCGACCTGCTCTTTAACTTCATGCTTAGCTTCCAAGATGTCGAGGAACAAAAATGCGCCCAAGGGAAGTAACAGGCAAATCAACACACAAGCCGCGATCCACCCCATCATCTCTTCCCCCACTGACTGACGAACAGGAGCCACAACCACAGGTAGAGGAGGAATAGGGTAGTTGCTACTACTGCTGCCAGCTTTAGCTGGAAGTTTCTTTCCTTTTGGCGATGTAGCCATCTGTCTTCCCGTTTCTTGGCCTCCTGCTTGAGTCTAGCTTTTTCTTGTTCCTGTGAGATGACTTCTCGCATCTCATATGTCTGTGAGTACAAGTCAGCAAGGCCAGGTGTTTGGTACACCATGATCTCCCGAATTGTTGTTGAGAGAATTTCCATCTGCTGCCTACACATCACGCGATTCATCGCGCTTTCCATCATCTGCGCGTTGCTGATGCTGGGATCGTAGACCTTGGCTTTGTCCTCCTCCTCGCGCAGGTAGGCCGTTAATTGGTCCTGCAAGCTCCAGAAACGACTGAGTTCTTTGATGATGTCAGCCATTGCCTGTGTTTCATCATAGGCAACGAACTTTGGTTTCTTTTTCGCCACAGGCTTGGACGTGGTGGCTGCTGGCTTTGGAGCAAACAGCTTTTTCCACCAAGACTGGACGGCCTTTGCGTCCCCGACAACTTCATCGACTGTGCTTTTGACTTCAAGAAAACTTGTCTTGGCATCACGGTACAAAGAGCAAAGTTCAGTGATCCCCTTAACGCAGGCATTGGCGGCGAATAACAGGGATATGGGGTCCACGTCACAGCTTCAGCACCAACGTCAATAGCATTCCAATGATGGCGGCACAGCTACCAATCAAGATATGCTCAATGCGCTTGAGTCGAGCATTGATAGTTTCATAACGAAACTCGCACACTTGTTCGTGCGTATCGAATCTTCCTTCAAGTGGTGTCATCATGGTTTAAGCCAATATTTTGGCTTTGGTTGCCGCGCTTATCACACTTGAACTAACCAAGAAGTCCAACAATTCAGTCGCACCAGCCAGCTCTTTAGGCAGTTCTGCTTTCACAGTCTTGATCTCAGGTGCGCTGTCGCTGTCCCACTTGGTCTTTTCTGCCAGCGTCATGCCAGCACGAAAGTCGTTAGCAGTCCATTTGCGAGGTGCTGGCTCAGGCTCAGGGGCAGGCTCTGGCTTTACCAAAGCGCCATTTACCCAGCCATCACCATTCACCGCATCATCAGGCACTTGTGTTGTGTAAAGTGCGGCAACATCAGGATGGTAGATTTCTGCGGGGTTGATATGAGCAATATCACGAATCTTGTCGTTTTCAATCCATGCGTATTTCATGATTAGTATCCTTCAGTCCAGTAGAGAACAATAAATCCTGCGCCGCCTGTGCCAGCTACAGAAACCGATTGTCCAGCTGCGCCGCCGCCGCCGCCACCTAAGCCACCATTTCCACCATAACCAAAAGAAGAGCCTGCAACTCTTGCCCCAGCACCTCCCCCACCGCCGCCTAAACCGCCATTACCAGCAAAACCATAACTACTACCTCCGTAAGCTCCAGAACCACCACCACCACCACCTATCCCACCATTTCCGCCTGTTGGGTTAACACTAGTATTACCAGACCCAGACCCACCGCCCCCTCCTCCGGGGCCTCCATTTCCAGCCGGAGAACGATACGCAGTACTAAGATCAGAAGTTCCACCACCACCGCTGCCACATAAAGTCCTAGCAACTATGTCCGTTAAATTTGAAGCACCACCACCACTTCCAGCAACAATAAAATTAGTTGACTGTGCATTAAATGCGCCTTGACCGGGTGCGCCTACAGTTGCAGTTGTATTTGAAGTACCACCGCCAGAGCATGTTGTTGTTCCTTGTGCATAACCAGTTCCACCATTTCCACCAACATTTGTGGCTACACAGTCGGAAGCAGCCGATGTAGTGCCACCACCGCCGCCGCCTCCAGCTTCTCTGGCATTGCCTCCAGCAAAAATACCGCCGCCACCACCGCCACCGCCTTGTACTGAAGCTGACGTAATACTTCCTCCATTGCCGCCAAAACCGCCGCCACCGCCACCGCCTATTTGACCAGCAGTTATTGATCCACCAGCCCCGCCAGTGCCATAAGGCGATCCAGCCCCGCCGCCACCACCGGCAGTGCCAAAAGAAGCTAGTCCAGAGCCACCAGCGCCGCCAGAAGCGGTAAATGCGCCTCTTAAACTTGGGCTTGCTGTACCTGCTCCACCGGCTCCCGGTGTATTAGAAGAGGCATTTGCTCCACCAGTAGAAGAAAGTAAAGTGCCACATGAAGAAGTACCACCTTGAGCGCCAACTGTTAATGTGGGCAAAGTCTGACCGGGAATAACATCTAAAATTCCATACGAAAAACCACCGCCACCTCCACCAGCCACTGGGGTTGAGCCAGCGGTAGTTAAAGCTCCATTTCCACCGCCACCCCAAACCGCTACACCAATTTGGTAGACGTTTAAAGGAACCGTTTCAGCAGAAGTTGTAGATGTAATTAGTTTGAAATTTGTCCATCTAAATGGAGCTACGCGGGTTGCTTGATTAGGTGGCAACCCATACCCATACATACCTTGGTTCATTAGAAGTCACCTCCATAAGCAGTTACTCGAACGCCTGTCTGAGCAACAGAAGTGGCGGCTCGTAAGGAATAGCCTGTTGGCAGGGTCAAGGGCATGATGTTTGCATTGCTGTTACTGGACAACACGGCTTGATACGCCGGAACTGTCGTGCTTGAAGTGACAACTTGCACAGGAACTTGTTGCCACAAAACATAAGTTGTGCCATCGTAAACAAACAAGTTGATAAGGCCAGCCACCGTTGTAGCTACACCTTGAATGTCGATGTAGTCAATGCGAGTACCTGATGCGCCAGCCGTGACAATCGTACCGACTGTTGATGGCGCAGTCAGGGATGTGTCTGCTGTTGTTAGGGTTGCCGACCCGAATTTCGGGGTCGATGCGTATTGTGCATTTGCTGCCATGGTTGCTCCTTAAATTAAGGCAATTGAAAAAGAATTCATCGTTGGCGCGGCTGATGGGCCTTGATACTGCGTCACAAAACCTTGTGCGCCACCGGCTGGTGCGGCCACGCTTTGCCAAGTTGTTCCATCACTTGTCAACACATTGCCAGTTGTACCAGGCGCGACAAATGAAGGTGTTGATGTCCCATTGCCAAGTATGACGTTGTTGGCCGTGAGTGTTGTTAAACCTGTGCCGCCTTGAGCCACAGTCACAGTGGCTGCTTGCTTGATCAGTTTCCCTGATGTCCCATCAAAGGCAACTAAGTTACCGTCTGTCGCAGAGGATGGTCCAGCCACATCGCCAAAGCCGCTACCGACAGCAGTCAGCGTCTGATTCGGCCATGTGCCAGTGACAACAAGGGTTGCGCTACCAATAAGGCTAGGTGTTGCAGTCCCTGTACCGCCATTGGCTACTGGAAGCAATCCAGTAACGCCAGTGGCTAGTGGCAGCCCTGTGGCATTGCTCAGCACAGCCGCAGAGGGTGTACCCAGATTTGGTGTCACCAAAGCAGGTGAATTGGTGAAAACTAATTCGCCAGTGCCGGTTTCATCAGTGACAGCAGCCGCTAAGTTAGCAGACGATGGTGTGGCCAGAAAAGTAGCTACGCCAGTGCCAAGACCGCTGACACCTGTTGAAATGGGCAAGCCTGTGGCATTCGTCAATGTGGCTGATGATGGCGTGCCAAGGGCAGGAGTCACCAGCGTTGGGCTGTTTGAAAGTACGTTGTTGCCAGTGCCTGTGCTTGTGCCAACACCAGTGCCGCCCTTAGTAACCTTTAACAGCGGGCCAGCATCAAACAGGGCATCAATTAAGTCAAGGTCAGAATTGAGCTTAGTGCCCCATGTGTTTGAGCTTGCACCAACTTCTGGCTTGGTCAGCAGTAGGTTGGTCGTCGTGGAATCTGCCATGATAAATTTCCCTTAAATGCCGTGGTTTGGGTGAAATTTTAATTTCAATTCTGCTGATTTGCGCTTGCAAACAGCCTCAAAAAAGTCATCAAAATACCCTAAAAATTTCCCGCAAGCTCTGACCTCCCATTTGTCATATCGCTTGCCTAATCTTTTAGTCCATGAAACCCCGACAACACCAGATTTGTTGTCAATTGGCTTTGATATGTTTCGACCATTTCCAGACCGATCAGTTGCCCTAAGATTGACAAGCCTATTATCGGCTCGGACATGGTTTTGATGATCAACTTCATCTGGATAAAAGCCATAAACATAAAGCCAAACAAGTCTATGAGAACTATGTTTGACTCCATCTATACAAATAAGCCAATATCCATGACCATCAATGCCACCAGCCACTCGGCCTTTTGATGCTCTAGTTCTATTGACGGCCCATGTAAAAACGCCAGACTCAGGATCATAGTGCAGCACTTCTTTCAAGCGCTCTTGCGTCAATGATTCTGTATCTGCCATTTTTAATCCTTAACCAAAAGTTTTTGCGCGGGTTAAAAGTTTTCCACCGGAATTTGAGCCTCGATCATCGGCCACCTGTAAATCACTCAACGCACGCTCATAAAGAGCCGCCCACACTTGAATTCTTGCATCATCTTGCAAATATGGAGCTGCCTGCAAAAGTGATCCATACAGATAGATGTCAGGGCTTGATGTTAAAAGAAAATTAGTGGCTACGCTCACAGACAGCTTATTGAGCCTTGCAAAGTAAACAATTTCTGCGGCATAAGATGCGTCTGGCGTTGGCACAAAACGAAACTCACTGCCAACAACAGTGAAAAACTTAGGTTTGCCGCTACCAAGGTCTATGGTCGATTGCTCGTCCAAAGAGTCCATTGTCATAAACGTCAAGGGTGTGATTGGATTTGTTCCAGTCAACTTCAGCGCCCTGACTTCCAAAAGATCAGCCGGTGTTGACTCAAACTCCGAGTCAATCGTCAAAGTTGTTCTTGTCAACATTTGGCGTGTACGCAACTGGCGCTCAATTTGAGCCTCGGCCAAAGAAATAAAGTCGGGAATTTCAGACGTTAGATCAGTCCTGTTGAGCCAATCCGCAATTGATGCCTTTAGCTCGGTGTAAGTGGTTAGTGCCATTAGACTGCCTCTTTTTCCATCTCTTCTTTGACGATCCAAGTGTGTTCGTGTCTGAATTCAAACGTGCCAATATGGCCGATCTCTTTCGACACATCATGGTCAATATACACCTTATAGCCCATCTCTTGAGCCTTCTTGCAAAAGAAGACATCCTCGCCCATGTAGCCGCGAGTGTCAGTTTGCCAAGGCATATCAAACCACGGCTCAGTCATACCCTCAAAGACATTGCGCTTGATCATCATGACACCAGTTCCGACAGAGCCAATCTCTTCCAAGCCAGTTGACTCAGGCATGGTGTAGATGGGCTGGCGCTTGCCATTCTCGTCATAGTTCTGCGCAGTCGGTCCTGTAGGCATCCTGCGCCGAGCACAGTTGGCGGCCACAATGTCCACGTCATGTGCCAGCAGTCGCTGGATCATGTCTTGCGGGAATGTCATGTCGGAGTCAATGAACAGGATATGGCTACACCCTTCGCGCATTGCATCCAAGCAAAGATCTGCACGCTGATTCTGGATCAGCGTCCCTTGCAGGATCTTTAGGCTCACAGCGTCAGTGGTGTTGAGCGTGTGATACGCAACCATGTTGACTAAACAATATGTGTATTGCGTATGAACCATATCACGCGCGGGAGTACAAACCGCTATGTATTTCATGCTTTCTCCAAATGTTTCCATAGATTGCCGTTTTTAATTTCACGAATCATTGATGCTGAATAGTTAAATTTAGCAGCCAACTTTATAGATGTTTCCGAGCTAGATTTAATTTTACGCACTTGATCTTCTGTTAATTTTGCATTGCCATGATTGATGCCTTTGGCTTGTCTGTTTTTCCGCACTTTGTCAGTCATATTATCTTTTTGAGTGCCAATGAAAATATGATCTGGATTCACACAACACCTTACATCACAATGATGTAATGCCATCATCCCATTTGGAATAGAACCATGTTTTTGTTCATACGAAACTCTATGAGCAAAAAATGGTTTTTTACCAGCACAAACTCTGCCATATCCACTTTTTTCAACTGTAGACATCCATATCCAGCAACCAGATTCTGGTATTCGGGTTATGTTTCTTTCTATCTTTTCAGACAGAGGAATTCTTGGTCTAGCCATTACACTTTCCCTGGTCTGACTCTAAAAAACCGATTATCTGGATCGTTTAAAAATTTTTTCATGTAATCCTCGTCGTCGATCTT